GATTTGATGCTAATGAACTTCATAGAGACTTTGCTACTGGAAGCACTCCAGCACCTAGTGAGCCAGCACCAAGCACACAAAAATTACATTTACCTGCTGATGCTAAGACATGGAGAGTGTACCCACTAAATGTTGCCCCAGTAAAAGGTAACGAGTGTGGACTTTTAAAACCATCTAAATTTGGTGGGCTTACTTATGATATACTCGGATTCTCTCAGCCTGATGTTGCTATAATTGAAACTAGAGACTTTGGCACTTGTCAGATATACATAGGACCAGGAACAGGTGCTACTATAAGCTAAGAAATTTATTTTCTTAGTTTTTTTGTAAAAAATACCCTCTTTTAGAAAAGTGGTGCTATACTATCTGCAAAAGGAGGGAAGATTATGCACTATTGCACTAATTGCAACAAAGAATTTGATGAGCCAAGAATCGAAAAAACAACTTATGAAGATTATTTTGGAGTTGCAAATGAATTTACAAACCATCACAGTATGAACTTAGAAAAGTGTCCTTATTGTGGGAGTGATGAGATTGAAGAGATGGAAACTTGTGATAATTGTGGAGAGTATTGTCTTGAGCACGATTTGACTGACACCAGCGAAATGGTGGGCATGGGTGTAGGACGTGTTTGTCCTGACTGTTTAATAGACATGGAGGCTTAATATGACAAGATTTTTTAGGTTATTCAACAAAAAGAATGAAACAGCATTTATTGATGAACTAGATAAATTACATAATGAATTATTATCTAGTGAAGAAAGAAAGGCTATAATTGAAAAAATAAAGAAAAAGCAAGTAAAACTTGCTAAAGAATTGATAGGAAGGAAATGATTATGAATTATAAAGCAAGAAGAAACAATAAAAGAATAAGTTTTTACACAATGTGTAAGCGTTTGGGGTTAGATAAACAAACATATTTAGAAGTTGAAAAAGGAAAGAAGAATTTAGAAGGGGAATACATAGACAAATTTGAAGATACTATTGCTAACGCTGAAGGAATAAAACTTGAAAGAACTATGAGAATTGCAAAGATTAATGAATGGATAAAAAGTGGGGAGTGCCTTGAAAGGCTAAAGGAGATGGGTTACACACAAGCAAGTCTTGCACGTACTTTAAAAATGCACCCAGCATCAATATGTAAAACATTTAAAGGAGACCCAATGATTTCTGATGATACTAAAGAAGAAATTTATGACTTTTTAAATAACAACTTAAACAAAAATGTAGGGGAACCTATAAGAGCATATACAAGAAAGCAGCCAATAAATCAAGAAACAACAAAACCTATTGATGTTGTTAAAGAAGTTGAAGAAGTTGTTAATAAAGAAGTGCCTACTGAAGCCTCATCACGAAGTTTTGATGTTAGAGACGAATACATTAGAAAATTAGAACGTCAAATAATGATTTATGAAAAACTAATAATGAAATTATAGAAATTTAGAAAGGGGTTGAATTATGAAGAAGATGCAATATACTTATAACTTTGAACCTGAAATGTATAATTATATTTTATCTACTAACATACTCAATAGGAAGAAACATGAAGATAAGATATTCAAGGCGTTGGTTCAAGGTTACAATGCAAAAGAGATTGGTGATAAATACCATTATTGTGAGAGCACAATTTGGAATAGACGAAGAGACATTTATCGTAAAACAAAGAAGTACATGGCTTAATGTGCTTCTTTTTTTTTGTGCAAAAAGTTATATAAATGTTATATAAATTTTACCTATAAAAGTTATATAAAGGTCATATAAACTGTCCTTTTTCTGTCTCTTTACATTTTACCCTTTTATGTTAGAATACCACACTCAAAGGAGGCGAACTGTGCTAAAGAAACTGAGTAACAAAATTATATATGATGATTTTGTTAGCAAGACAAGACTGACTGACGATGAAATAAAAGTTTTGGATATGCTCTTAGACAAAGAACTGGTTATCAAAATAGCACAAGAATTACACATGAGCGATAGAAACATATCCAGAATAAAAAGGTCAATAAAGGAAAAATACAATAACTATAAAACTATTGAAATTGCAAAAGCCGATATTTTCAGGTCCTGATGATGTCGGTTTTTGAATGCCCTTTAATGCGAAAATTAAACTGAGGAGGAGAGAAAATCAATCGTAAATGCTTTTGGTATTCTCTCTTTTTCTTAGATAAAGGAGTGGTTAAAAATGTATGGAGCTAACCCCTACATATCTAGCACCTATAACTCACAAGCAAGTATTGACAGAATAAACTCACAAATTGCTGAGCTAGAAAAATTAAAGTCACAAATACCTCAGCAACAAACAAGTCAGCCTACCTCACTCACACAAAACTTTCAAATATCTCCTACTAATAGAGAAGCTATAAGATATGCTGACTCTTTAGAAGAAGTACAAAGAGACATGGTTGTTGGAGACACCCCTTACTTTAGCAAAGATATGTCTGTTGTATGGATAAAAAATATTAAGGGTGAGGTAAGGACTTATGAGTTAAATGAGATAGTGCCTCGTGATGAGAAAGATATGCAAATCGAACTTTTAATGGCACAAGTAAATGAGTTGAAAGGGATGATTGAAAATGAACAACTTACTACAAATGATAATGGGTCAGAAGATGAAACAAATTCCTCAGCAACTGATGAATCAACTGGAACAGCAACTAAAAAGGACCAACCCACACGCATATCAAGAGTTTCAACAAGCAAGAAAAAATAATGAGGACCCACAAGCGTACTTAAACAAAATAACTGGAGGGTTTTCTCCTCAGCAGCAACAAGAGTGGAACAGTATGATGGGAAACTTTAATGGTAATATCAACGCAAAATAGCGATTGATATAGATGTGTGGAAAGGTGGTGAGAACATGAATGGAAGTAACGGAATAGTGCCTACTATGGAATTAGCAAGTGCTAATAACTACCCATATCCTATGTATGGTAATGGTTTCGGAAGTGGTTTCGGTTTCGGAGGAGATGGCATTTGGGCTGTCGTTTTGATTGCTTTGCTCTTTGGTGGAAACGGTTTTGGAAACTGGGGAGGTAATGGCTATAACAATTTAGCTACTACTGACTACATTTCAAGTGAGTTCACTCAAAGAGATGTAAACAATGGTACTCAGTCTATTTTGACAGCTTTGTCTAATGGCTTTAGTGACCAAGCCACTAATACTTGTAACCTTAGAAGTGATGTTTTAACGGGAAACATGGGGCTTCAAAATGCCATATTAGACAGCAAATATGCTAGTGCCCTAAGTGATGCAAACTTACAACGTGACATATTGATGCAAACTAATGAGCTAAACAATAACCTAAATATTCAGTCATTAAATCAACTTGCTAAGCAAGATGAGTGTTGCTGCAACCTAAGAGCACAAGGCATAGAGAATACTCAAAAGATACTTGATGTCCTAAACCAAAATACTATTGATGATTTAAGAAGTCAGGTTAATGACCTTAAAAACACAATCACTGCTAATGGTATAGGTACAAGTATTGTAAACCAAGTTAGACCATACCCAATTCCTGCATACCCTGTATCTAGTCCTTATGTAGGTTTATACAATGGTGGTTTTTATGGAAACGGATTCTTTGGTAACACTATAGTTTAATAGCATAAAGTCCTTAGGACAATCTCAAATGAGAACTTGCTGACCAAAGTGCAAAATTTGCACTTAGAGAATAGGCAAGCCCTATTCTTTTTATTTAGAAAGGAGAGATAAAAATGATTCAAAGTGTACAAGAGCAAGAACTAGTTTTAACTTCTAATACATCCCCAGTAACTTTTGCTGATACTGATTTAAGAACAGCAAGTGCAAATTGCTTTAATGGTTGGTTAAACCACAATGAAGGCTCTGCTCAATTCAATATAGTTGCTGGAGGTATTTATGAAATTGACTTTACAGCCAATGTAACAAGTGCAACAGCAGGAGCTATTGCTTTAGGTATATTTACCGATGGCGTTAAGTTAAATGGTGGTGAAGCCAACACAGTTATAGCAACAGCAGGAGATTACGATAACATCTCTATTCATAAATACATTAGAGTATGTGGTAGAGGAAACGTAACAGTTTCAATAAATAGTTTGCCTAGCGTTGTTTATGATGGAACTACTACTGATACTCAAATACCAATTATTAAAAATGCAAATATAAGTATTGTTAGAAGAAGTGGAAACTAATGAATAACAACATTGTAGATAATTTGTCTTTAGTTTTGCAAATGATGAGTTTGCAAATATTGTTTGAAGATTTCAATAACTCAGATTTAATGCAAGAACTGCAAAGACAGGACAGCATTTATTTTGAAAAGATAATAAAACAAAATGAAGAGATTTTAAATTACCTTAGGAAAGGAGGTAGTGTAGATGCAAAAAGTGATGGAAGAAGTTAAAAAGTCCATGAAAGAGATAACGGACACAGGTTTAAATGCAAGTAATTTAAAAAACTTATCAGAACTTGTAGATATGTATAAAGACATAAAGGAGGTAGAATGTATGCAATACGGAAATTACGGTAACTATGGAGGTTACAACGGTCCAGGTTATGATGCCTACGGAAGAAGAGGTTATGATATGAAGTATCGTGGTGAAGGTGCTTTAGAGGCTATGCGTGGAAACTATAGAGCATATTCAGAAGGAAAAGAAGCCTATGGTAGAGGTAACTATGGTGCTAAAGAAGATTCCATGAAGAGTTTAAGATATATGCTTGAAAGTGCTATGGATTTCTTTAGAATGTTAAAAGCCGATGCTAATTCACAAGAAGAACTAACCCTAATACATGACTACGTTGAAAATATAAATAAGATGTAATGTATAAGTTTCATAATAATAATGCTTTAGGTTTATTCGAGAACGATTGTACTGTGAGAGCAATATCAACAGCAACAGGGAATAGTTGGGACGACACATACAAACATCTAAGCAACACAGCAAGACTTCGTGGTACTATGATGGATGACAAAGATTTTATAAAAGATTATTTAGATGAACACTATGATAGAATGTATGACATCCCAGAGACAGTAGGTGAAGTAGCAGGAGCCTACCCTAATAATGTGCTACTTATAACTATGAACGGTCACATAACTTGTGCTGTGTATGGTGTCATTTATGATAGCTTCGATTGTAGAGAAAGAATTGCAGAATATTGTTGGAAAATTAAATAAGATATGTTATAATTAAATTGCCTAGTTTATAGGTGGTTAAATATTTTCTGAGTTTGGTTTTAAATGACCATTGAGTGAGAGCCTTGTGCTCTCTTTTTGTTTATGTTATAATGGGGTTGTCAATAAAGTTTTACGTCTAAAAAATTGACATCCAATTTCGTTTCAAAAAGAGACACTTGTTGTCTTTTTTTGTTTACCATGCTATAATAAGAGCGTATAGCAATATACAATTCAGGTAAGAAAGTAGAAGTTAGCCTCACGTCTACTTTCTTTTATTTTATTTACTAAATTAAACACTTTATGCTATAATACAATTAGAAAAATAATACTTAAAGGAGGTAATAATATGGGAGTACCAAGAGGACTTTATTCAAGATGGTCTAAAATAAAATCAAAGACATCATCTGATGGTGGTTCAAGCAATAATAACAAAACAGCATATCAAACATATGAAGGATTAGGAGACTATTCAAATTTAATGTACTCATCAGGAGGCTCAAGTAGTGGTAGAGGTGGCTATGATGTAGCAAAAGCAGATATTTCAGGCTTACTTGCTGCTTATGACCAACAAGCCGATTCAGCTAGGCAAGTGGCTGAAACTAAATACAACAACACAAGAAATGATTTATTAACATCGCTAAAAAGATTTCAAGAACAAAATGCTAAGGATGTGGCTAACCAAAAGCAAGGCTACTTATCAGAGCAGGCTAATTTAGAATCTGCAAGAGAGCAGGCTAATAGACAAAATCGTATCTCAGCATCTGCTAGGGGTATTGGAGGAAGTGGTTTACAACAACTTGCACAACTTCAAAACCTAATGGGGCAAAGTGCTGAAGTAAGCCAGGCAGCAAATAAAAATCAAACTGCTATGGATAAACTAGCAACACTACTTCGTGAATATGAAGAAGATAATGCTACTAAGATGCAGAGAAATGAGGATGAAAGAACAAGTACATTAAACAGTATTGCAAGTACATTAGCATCTCAAAAAGCACAGGCTATTGCTGAAAATGAGCAAAGATATGTCAATGCTTTAAATAGTGCAAGAGCACAGGCGGCAGCTGCAAGTGCTTCGTCAGGAGCTTCAACAAATTATGGAACTATACTAACTAATCTTTTAGACTCTACTAATGTTGATTTAAGAAAGTTAGCTAACTCATCTAAAGCTGCTACTATAAAATCTTATGCACAAAAGGCTGGTTTAGATTTATCAGATGTTAAGGATAGCAAAATAACTAAAAATGCTTCTGAGTATAAACAACAAATTGCTAAGGCTATTGCTGATAACACCAACACTTATATTCAAAATGCTGTACAAGAGAACTACTTAACAGGAAACTCTTACAACACTATGAAAAACGATATAAATAGTATGCTAAAAGCGTACGGTTTCTATAGATACTATTAATTTAGGAGGTGCTTAAATGGCAAAGAATATTTATACAGGAGCAACCTTAGGCAAAGGTAACATCTATAATAGAAATTCTAGTAATGCCAACAGCACGTATGACCCTAGAAAACAAGTAGCTAACTATAAAAAAAGGTTAGCTGCTATGGGGCGTAGTGGTGAAGAA